GCGACTCTGCTAGCGACGGACTCCGATAAAGGTGTTATTGAGCTTCTTACAACTCTGAATGCTGAAGAATCTATTATTCCACCAGTCTTTCGATCCAACCTGGTCCGTTCTGGCGTGGAGTTCAATCATAGTACAAAGCGTATGGAACTCAAGGGTCAGCCGACACGACTTTCAGAGGATGAGCTGGTACGAAGTGAAGCGCGTATCGTAGTCTACATGGCCTACAATGCAGGTCGATTCGAAGATGTGCTGCCTTTCTTGCGATTTCGTGAGAGCGATGCGGTCCCGCGACATACAATCGGTGTTCACTTTCGTAATACAGACAAGGCAAATGACATCGCATCTACATTGGCAAGAGCGCAAGCAGTATGGAAACCAGGACGTTCGGTATTTCTAGCTACAGATGACGTGGGCGCCATCACAACATTTCAGACTGCCTTCGGTAATGATCTGTATTGTACAGAACCACCAGGGCGTCCTGCAAGTGGCGGTGGAATTCATCATGCGCTCCCTGAAGAGTTGGCTCCCCTCACAAAAGAGGGTCTGAACTGGCTCATGATCCGTGATATTGTTAATCTACAGAACTCTGTTATCTTTGTGGATTGCCCCAATTCTCTATTTTCACAGATCGTGTGGTTTCTGCGTCGTATGAAATTATCACCAGCCTAGTCAGAATGAACCCGCTTTTTGCAGCGATTCGGGATGGCGACATGGTCACGGTGACCGCACAACTTCAGGATCCAGAGGTCGTTGCAAAGTTGAATACGGTAAAGGTGGCAAATCGCCATGTGCTCCATTTTGCAGTGGAGCGGACTGACAGTGCTGCGATCATTACCGCATTGGTGACCGCAGGGGCGGATCTGAATCTCCAATCGCTCAATAAACACACACCTCTGACCTTTGCGATTGGTGCAGGCAACAATGACGTGATCCAACTCCTGATTGCATTGGGGGCCGATGTGAATGCGCCAGGACACATGGGTTTGCCACCACTAGCTTTTGCTGCTATGGAAAACAACATTCCGGTTATGGAACTACTGTTGGCTGCTGGGGCCGATGTGAACCGTGCTGGTCGTCATGGGACTACAACACTAGAAATGGCAGCACGGCACGGTCAGTTGGCTGCGGTTCAACTTCTGATGTCACGTGGTGCTGCGATCACTGACGGATTGGTAGAAGCAAAGGCGGACATGTCTCCAGTGGTTCGTGAATACCTGGATGCACAGATCCGTGGACGTGCAGCGAATGCTAAGATGGCGGCTATTGGGCGAACACATATGGAACTTCCTGAGAACATTATGAGGATTGTGGCATATCAGACATCAGGTGTCAAGAAGCGTCCTGGTAGCAACACATATCGTAAGGTTGGTGGTCGCAGGCGTAAGACACGGCGTCGTCAAAAATAAAGGATGGGTCGCAATTACTTCTTAACAGCAATTATATACTGGAATACATCTTTAACTGTATCTGTTAGGTTGGTTCCATCTTCATACACAATTTCAAATCCAACATTCTGTAGACTTTGAAGTAATGTATTTTGCCCATCATCAGAAAGCCACCTTCTAAATGATTCACAAATTACTGTGTTTTTTTGCCAAAGAAGGAACATATATCCCGTATATCCGTACATTTGGTATTATTCTCATCTTCAGAGCTATCTGATATTGTTTCATCGCTATAACCAGACTGACAACCAGGACATGGAATATAACTACTATCACCTGCGTAAAACAAACCAATTTTCCCATAAATTGGAAATATTTCTTTCCCGTCATTAGCACAACATAAATCACAACAATCTTTATCAGCAATACATTCATTTGCTTTATGTGAATATGAACCACACTTAAAGCACTCATTATGTATTGTTCTGATTTGTCTCAACGCATACTCTTTTTCAGTATCACTTAATATAAGTTTTGTAAAAGAACCACCTCTAACATTGTCTATACCATAATCATGCATATATCGTAGTGTCATTAACTCTTCATCGCCCTCATTACCTTGCTTCTTATAAACATTACTCACTGGTTTATAGCGTTTTGTCCACTCACTACCTATACCGTTATAGTGTTCCTTCATACGCATTTTATAGCGTTCGGTAGTTCCAATATACCATTTACTATCTTCTAGCTTCAATACATACACGTACTTCATTATAGATCTACTTCTTCTCGTCGTATATAGATTATGCATACATATAATGTTATGTCAACTTTACTACTAACCACTAGATTCCAATGAACTACTCCTTTAACACCTTCAAATTACGCTTAAAGATAAACTAAACTAATACATTATAAGTAGGAACAAATGATTTACGGGAGGATTTATAAAATAACAAATAAATTAAATAGTAAGCCATATTTTGGACAAACAAGACAGCTTCCAAATAGAAGATGGTCTCAACATAAACAGGCTGCTAAAAATGGTGGGAAAATGATATTATATAATGCTATGAGACTTCATGGAGTTGAAAACTTTACATTTGAGGTTGTGTGTGAATGTGGAACATTAGAAGAACTCAACGCTACAGAAATTGAATATATTTCTATTAATAATTCGTTATCGCCAAATGGTTATAATGCTGGAAAGGGGGGTGATAATTATGAAAAGACACCAGAAACTTGTGCTAAAATTAGTGCTTCTAATAAAGGTCGTGTTATGTCAAAAGAATGGCGTGATAACATATCAAAAGGACATATTGGTAGGAAAAATAATTCTGAAACAATTGAGAAAATGAAAAAATCACAAAAAGGACGTATTATTACACAAGAAACAAAAGAAAAACTTAGAAAAATAAATTTAGGAAAAAAACAAAGCCCTGAAACAATTGCTAAGAAAAGTGCCGCACGAAAAGGAATACCTTGGTCGGATAAAAAATGGAAAAGTATGATAGGTCGCAAAAATACAGAAGAAACTAAACAGAAAATGAGTGAAGCACAAAAAGGGAGAGTATTTAGCGAAGATACTAAGAAGAAAATGCGCGAAGCAAAAAGGTCAGTAAGAAAACTAACAGATCAACAAGTTTTAGAGATAAGAGAAAATAAAGAAAATTTATTGCAATGTACACTTGCCTCCAAATATGGAGTCTCAAAACAGTTGATATCTAATGTCATTAACTGCAAAAGGGGTTATGAACTATCCATTTAAATTGTGCACGAGTCTACTACCTTATATTATAAATTATAAAGTTTGTTAGGTTAAATCTAAAGCTGCCCCCACATCTAGAAACAGAATGCCCAACGACTGCTGGAATCACATGACCATCAAGGCCACGAATGATCAGATTCGCCAGATTCTCACAACAGAATTCCGTCACTTACCAGAATGGGCGTTTACACTAAGTCGCGTTGGTAGAAAAGCAATGGTGTTTCGCATGTGGTCCAAGTGGGATCCTGCAGTAGATTTCATGACAAAACTGTTTGATACATATCCTGGCATTTGGATCAAGAATGACTGGGATGAGGAGGGCGGCAACGCGGGTGTTCTTGTTGGCACCAAAGATGATTTGGTGCATATGAAGTGGCAGGAAGGTTGTATTGAAGAGTGGGATGATCGTCTCAGAGAAGATGACACGCTACCTGTTCCCAAACTCAAAGAGAACACATAAAGATATCCTGTGCTTCTTGACAAGCAGAATGACAACCCAGACTCTTGCTTCCTTTGATCTTGGAATCAAGAATTTGAGTTACTGTGTATCTACATTTGATGTCAGTGGAACGCTGGTTAGCGTAGATCGATGGGCTAACCTCAATCTGTTAGCCGATGGTGCGGATTCCCAAACACAAACAAGATGTCCCACTCCTTGTGGCGGCCCCGCCTCCTGGTCCGATGTGCCTAGTGGTCGACTCTACTGTAAGCGATGTGCCAAGAAGGCGGCGAAACCGACCCTAGAGTGTGAAGACATGACCCTTAAAGGTCTCCGTGCCTATGCAACGTGTGCATGCGGTATTAGTGCCGCTAAACTCAAGAAACCTGAAGTGCTAGCTGCAATCGGTGCGCGCCGTCTGCTACCCTATAAGGCCCCAAAGGCCAAGGGTGTTACTCTCCAAGCGCTGCTGGTCGCCATGGAAAAATGCCTGGAGGTCGAACTAGTCCATCTGGCCCGCGCATCCCGTATCCGCCTAGAGAATCAACCATCTGAATTTGCGCCCCACATGAAATCCATTCAGATCATGTTATTCGTACTGATTGATCACCGGCTACGCAAGGAGTATGGATGGACAGGTACCATGGAATTTGTGAATGCCGGTGTAAAAACGCGTGGTACCGGTGCAGGTGTGGGTAAGGATGCCAAGCGTTCCCGTAAGCTGGCCGGTATTGCGAAGGTGATCGAAGTACTTGGATCTATTCCAGCAGCGGCAACCCAGCTGGCTTGGTGGAAGGGCCAAGCCAAACAGGATGATCTGGCCGATGCCTTTCTCATGTGTTTGGATGGGGCTTCATCCTAAAGCCGGCTGGGTTGCTGCATAAGAACCCGGATTCCATAGAGCGTTTGGACCGCCGGTTAAAGGTCGCTGTCTAAGCCAAGGCAGGTATCAATGAGTGTAAAATTTGCGGAAAGTTCAAACAAGCCCTCTGTATCAGAACTGGCTACCTTTGCATCCCGCGCCAATGAGATTAATCTTGGTGGCAGTGATGACTTTGTGGATCTCGGCGACGATCTCGGTATTTCCCTGCTGTCTAATCCCAATAAGATTGCCCCATCTCCCCGTACTCCCCGACAAGTGTCAATGGGTGGTGGTGGTGATGATTTTGGTTCAAGAGGTATGGATATGCCCCAGATACATATCAAACCTGTAGACGATCTGGGTCTAGTTGATTTGGACATGGGTCCCGGTGTGTCCGACATTCGCATCAATCGTGAGCCTGAGCCTGCACCTTTCGTCATTAATGGTGGCGGTATTGGATCCAACAGTGGATTCAATGAAATCCGTGTATCATCCACACCTGGAATAAGTCAGGAGGAGGAGAACCGTAAGAAACAGGAGTATATCACTAAACTCCAGCGCCTGGATGCCAACGGTATCAAGGGTATGCGCATGACAATGACCAACTCTCTGGAGGAGATCAAGTCCGAATATGACAAACTCACGGATTCACGTAATCTGGAGGCCTCTATCCGCTTTCAGCGTAATGCACTGATGACCTTCGTAACCGGTGTGGAGATGGTCAACGACAAGTTCGGCACCAAGTTGCCCATTAAGCCTCGTCTGAAGGGTTGGTCGGAGTCCGTACATACCAACATTGAGGACTTTGATGAGATTTTTGAAGAGCTGTATGATCTGTATAAGGACAGTGCCAAGATGCATCCTATGGTGCGTCTTGTTGGTACGCTGGGCGTGTCTGCCACCATGTATCACTTGACGAACTCTATGGCTGAGCGTTCGGGTATTCCGGGTATGGGAGATCTGCTCAATGAGAATCCGGAGCTTCGTGCACAGTTTGCAGCGGCGGCGGCAGCCAAGATGGGCGGCCTGGGTCAGTTTATGAATGCGGCTAGTGGAATGGGACCTGGTATGATGCCGCCTGGAATGATGGGGGGTCCCGCACCCATGGGATCGGGATTTGCCCGTCCTCCGCCTACCCCTCCCCGTACGGGGGCCAGTGGTCGTGCGCCCATGAATGGAGTCGATGAGTTTGCTGGACCTGAAGGAGGGCCGCGTGCACGTCGCGAAATGCGTGGTCCCGTCGGTGTCGATGATGTCCTCAAAGCCTTCGAAGCAGAACGCAACATGCAACAAAATGTCTCAATCGCCCCCAGCCATGGAGGAGTTTTCAGTCCGAATGGACCACCTCCGACACCACCGCGTGGAGTGTCTATTCTGCGGGAAGGAATCGGCTCCAGCGTAGATCCTATGGCTGATTTTTTGAATGGCGGTGATGAGGGGGGCAGTGTTGGCAGTGGAAGCACCATGAACCCAGAACGTAGACGTGGTCGTAAACGTGCTGTGGCCACTCCGGTGGGCTCAACTCTGAATCTGAATGTCTAAGCCGCATGATACCAATCCTTCAAGAGATACCATGTTGAGTTCTCATTAAAGAGGTAGTGCAGAAGCAGCAGAATAGTCAATGTTAACCAGAAGGCGACAACTAAGTTGCGCGTTCCGATGAACATAATGGCAAAAAGGAGCAGTGGGCGAAAGATGATATTTTGCAAGAAGGCTTCCTGTGCGGGTGTCACGGAAAGTGCCATGAACCGACCACCCAGATTGAGCAAGATATACGCAAAACCTAATATGTACGGATTCATATTGAACTCGTGTATAGAAAGTAAGAGCGTATCGGCAAATCCACCTTGTTGCTGTTGCTGTTGCTGTTGCTGTTGCTGTTGCTCTTGCTGTTGCTCTTGCTGTTGCAACTGCTTTGGCTTAACCATCCCTTACTCTGGCTTCTTAAAAAATCGCTCGACGACCCCTTGTGGTATTTGCCACATAGATCCAAATAGCCCAAACGCACAGGGCTAACACACCCCAAACCGGATGTACATCGGCCAGTAATAGTACGATAATAGCGGCCAGCAGTTTGAAAAGAGGCTGCCGTCCCAACACTAATATAAATTCCATCGTCTCCTAGCCGCTGCGAATTTGTCTCTAACGTCCACCATCATAGTCGTAATCCTGGCCGGAATGAACAGGTCGCTCCTGAATAGCAATAGGGTGTTCTTCTAGCGCAGACTCCGAATACCAACGCGCACCAGCCTCCTCCAGAGATACTTCATCATAGGTCATCGCCGGATCATCCGTACGTTCCTGGATCATGTGAGGCTCTTCGGACAGAACCTCTTCTGAAAACCAACGACGGGGCTTCTGGGAAACAGTATCTTTGTTCAATACGGGGGCGATAAACCCTTCACCGTTCTTGTGTGTTAAACGGAGACCTATAATCATGAGGAGCATGGCTAATCCAAGTACTGGCTTCTTATAGAGAACCCAGGTCGCTACAATCGCATACAGAAGACCCCCTGCACTGGACATCAGAAACCTGCTGATGTACGTCGGAATCTGGTGTGGTAGTGCCGCTAGAATCACAAGACCTGCGGACACAACCCAGGAGGGCTCTACCGGAATCCAATGGAGCTTAATGGGACTAGGTGGTGGTGCTTGCATGGTTCCTCTATCTTGATGCAGCGGGATTTCGCCAGTTCTGTAGTAGTGGTTGGGACAAGAAATCGGGCCGTAGAGTCACCGTCTCATCCGGTTCAAATACGAAACGATACCCAAAGTCCTCAATCATATTGCGAATTGTTGAACCTGTATCTTTATCTACATTATCCTCCTGGGGGAAGTTCTTTTGGAGATAGGCCAACATACGGGCTTCCGCTGTCACGGCATCTTCTGCTGCGACAGCAGGTTCCTGCATAGTGGGATCCAGTGGCGGCAGCCAGGCTGGCCAACTACCCAAGAAGTCGTCCACTGTTAGATCAGCACGGAAATCACGTGGACCATACACACGATCACGAAAGTCTGCTAGGATTCGAAGACCCTGCGTTCCCTGTTTACGAATATCGGCATCAGCAAACACAAGCAATTTCTTATAGTGTCCCTTGATCTCCGATGTAGTGGGGGCAGCATCCAGGGCACGGGTGCTTAAGTCAGCCATGGAAATACCTGCAATTGTTCCTGGAGCATCCTGAAAGGACTCTATTGGATTTTGATTTGTTGGGGAATTAAAGAGCAGTGCTGTGATGCCCACTAGTAGACTAACTACTAGAAATATCCACAGACGGCGATCCGTGCTATCCATTACTGCGGGCGGCGGTTTGTTTGGCCCGGAATCTACATAACAAGTAAGGGAAGTTCATGAGTACGTTTTGTAATTTAGATGAGGCCTTCTTGGGTCCCATTGTGGTTCCGGGATCATCTAAAAAGAAGAAGCGCAGAGATGGTGGAGGTGGGGTTGGTATCGAACATTTTGTCCCTGCACCACTCTCTTCAACACCGGCTGCCACGGCCGCAAGAGAAGAAGAAACGGAAGCAGCGGACGATATACTACAGGGCCCACCTCCTGCAACCAAGAAACTACAGGCCGGTGGCGGATCCTCCGAACTGGATTCATTCTTTCCACTCCCCGGCGAAACAGCTGAACCCGAAGAATGGCAAAAAGCCTTTGTACTCCAGCCATCACAGATTCCACAGCCGCTTCAGCAACAGTTGCAACGTAGACCTCTGCTGACAAATGGCGCCGTTGCTGTAAATGGTCAGTCCACGCTGTGGCGTCAGATTCCAGAGCCAGTTCCTGCTAACCAACCTGTAGTCGCTGCACCTGTTCCTTCTGAGATAAATAAGCGTTTGGATGCGCTGACCCGTCAGCTGGAGTCGCTAACAACACCTACACCGTTGCAGAGTACGGCGGAGCTGTTCTTGTTTGTAGCGATCGGATTGTTGATTCTGTTAGCTATTGATTCGTTGCTGCGGTTTGCATCCGGGTCCATGCGTAGCGGTCGTGTGGGTCGTGTGGTTGTTGGCGGCGGTGGTCGCGGATGGCGGGGTCATAATCGCTGGTAAGCCCTCTCTAGATAAACGTCACTGTTCCCGTCCCTGTACGTTTACCAGCCAGCATTCCCGCTACACTTTCACTGGGCGGCTTGTAGGCCCCCGCTTTCTTCTTTTCGGGTTTTGGTGGTGGTGCTGGAGTGCCACGTGAAGGGCCTGCTGCGGATGCTGCTAACATGGCCTGGCGAATGGGAGAATCCTCCTGATAATATTGAATAGACTGCTCTTTCCAGGAGATGAGTAGTCGATTTGACGGCACGTAGACGACCTGAAAGCCTGAGTTGCGGAGATTCCAAACAATATAGAGAATACAATCCTTAACATCAAATCGCGGACAACCCGGCTGCCATTCGGAGATATCATAATATGTCATCTGGGGTGTGCCCGGCATACCCGATGTGAACTTGATTTTTTGATGTACGGCTGCCAGCAGACGATTGTACACACCCAGACGAATCGCATCCAGTTTGGCTTGCCCTTCAAAGAGTGCAGAGGGCGTTAGTTGTGGTGGTATAGCGTTTCCATTGGTCTGCGTTGGCGGTATATAAGCCATCCCCTTGACATATCTAGAGGGAATGAGTGGATGGAAACCGCGCGCGGTATCGTTCAGTTCGGGCGGTGTAAAGTCGCTAGGTCAGATGGGTGCGGTTGTAAAACTTATGGAAGCCGGTGTGTTAGATGAAGTCGTACACTGGTATGGTTGTTCAGGCGGAGCCATCGTGGCATTTTTCTGTGCACTGGGTGTATCCCCACAGTGGGTCCGCGAAGCATCTGAACACTTCGATCTGCGCCCTGCGATTGAGTTCAATGAAGAATCTATTTGTAGCTTTCCGCAAACATGGGGGATTGCTTCACTGGCTGCGTATAGATCATATATGGGTTTATTTGCAGAAACATGGGAACCCGGTTGCTCTGTATGGACCTTTGCCGATTTGGCACGTGAAAGACCTGGTATCCAATTGACATTAATCGCTGCCAATATTTCGCAACGGCGTCAGGCAATCTTTTCGGTGGAGACCACGCCAACTATGTCTGTGTTGGAGGCAGTCTGTGTTTCGGGTGCCATTCCACTGATTTTCGTGCCTTGGCGGGATGACGTTGGCAATATTTATATCGATGGTGCCTTTACAGAGTATTATCCTTGGCGTACCGTACCAAATAAGGATGAGACACTGGTCATTGTTTGTGAAGAAACAGGGATCAGTGGTCGTCGGTCTGCATCAGAACTTCCGTTAGTATCGCTTTCTGAATATCTCCAACGGGTCTTTTCGGTAGCGAATAAGCACGGGGTCCTACACCCTGATACACCACGCTACTGGATTGCACTCAACAATCAGGCGGTCAGCACCGTAGACTTCAGTATGCCCAAGGACACACGGATGGCACTCTTTCGGGGCGGAGAGGTCGCAGCTAGTCGCTGGTTGGCCTTTAGACAGCAACGCCATTCTGTTGGAGAAACGCCTTCATCCCCTCTACCGTGCGTGGCCCAGAATACTTTGTCTTCTGACCAGACTTCTCCAGATAGAATGTGGGATAGCCATCAATCTGGAAACCCTCAGCCGCCTGGGGCTCCTTTTCGGGATTTACCACGCGGATCTCAACGTCGGCGTTGGTCGTGTTAGCCTTCAGAGTCTCCACGATGGGCTTTGCAGATGTGCAGTGAGGGCACCAGTCTACACCGAACATGGTGAATGTGGCGGCGGGAGAAGCGAAGGGCTCATAGAGTAAATGGCGGGTGCCACCGGGTCCCAACATATGAGGTGCATAGGGGGTAGGGCCAGGATAAGGACTCCATCTGTGACGGCGACGGGAAGGCATGGCAATCAGCGTAAAGAGATAAAGAAGGGCCAGACCGGCAATGAAGAACCAAAAGGGTTTGATATCGGCGGGAGTCATTCTACATGAGGCAGCGGGATTTTGTGTGGGCTAAAGGTTGGACCCTGTTATAATAGTAATGGACGCATTTGCATCTTTACATTCTCTTCAAATACCGGTGGACTTTGAAGATAATGCAGTGGCTGGCTGGACCTATCTTATGGCACGTGTCTATACCGGTGATGATCACGCGACCGCCATGCGACGTGTGCTAATAGCGGCGAACCCTGGTCTTGGTTTTGGACTCACTACAACACGCCCAGTCCCTTTCGGGCACGCCGTGTATGGACTAACCGGCGCTGAGACTTCTTGCGGGTTCGACACGTATTTCCACGACGTGAAGACCCACAACTACTCTCAAAAGCAGCAGCCTCACGCTTCATCGCAGCCACACAGGAGTGCGGGACGGGGCAACGGAGATCACGGCAAACCGCAGATTCGATCCGCCACATCCAACGGAGCACGGCCTCACGGCCATTCTGAAGCGGGGGCTGGCCGACGGTCCGAACGGCATGGGACCACGCACGACGCCAGGCCTCACATGGCAGGATGGCAGGGATCAGACGCCACCAACGCTTCAAATAAGGCATACGCTCCGCGCGTGTAAGCAGATTGTAGCGATTACGGGTCGCGGGGTCCAGAGAGGTCCAGTCGGTTGCAGGTTCGGGTGCATCAGGCATAGGCACTGGTGTATAATCCGCTGCCGGTGTGGTAAACGCCACAGAGATCATAAAGTCCCATCCTAAAAGAGGCGAACCATCACATAGACCCTTCTGTTGAGTCGCATAATAATCTCGAATTGTAGCCCATTCGGGGTCAGGTGTTTCCAAAAGCCCCTGACCACGGAGTTTTGAATTAACGCGATTGTGAATATCAAAGGCCCAGCGACTGAACGCGGTAGGATCAGCCATTATATCTGCAGTTAATGGTTGTAGACGAATGTAATCATGGAAAGAGGCACGGCAGTATTTACAGGGTAGCACGTATTCTAAGAGGTGAAACCATTCTAAGATGGCAGCTACTCTTTGCTTAGGAACCGGTGCAGCTGCAACCAGATGTATAAGCTTCCAGCCCGACGGGCCCCAAAAACGTGTGTCCATTACTCTGTGCAGGGGTTTTAGACAATATGAGAAATTTTACACGACTGTAGCCAGATCATGCGCAACCATTTCACCGATTAGATCATCGATAGTGGTATATTGTTTCCAACCTAGCTGCTGTTGCGCCTTAGTGGGATCACCTAGCAGTGTATCAACCTCTGCAGGACGGAAATAACGGGGACTTACACGAATAGCAACAATTCCGTCTACAGTACCCACTTCCTCCACATCATTACCTGTCCAGATTACAGTTTTACCGGCAACTGCAAAAGCACGGGATACAAAGTCGCGCACTGAATATTGACGACCAGTGGCCAACACGAAGTCATCGGGTGTTTCCTGTTGAAGCATGAGCCACATGCCTTGCACATAGTCGCGGGCGTGCCCCCAATCTCGCAGGGAATCCAGATTACCTAACTCCAAGACTGTTCCATGTTTCAAGAACTTAGCCACACCGATCGTAATTTTGCGCGTCACGAAGTTTTCACCGCGACGGGGCGATTCATGATTGAAGAGGATGCCACTACAGGCAAACATTTCATAAGCCTCACGATAGTTCTTGATAATCCAGTGTCCATAGAGTTTGGCGACGGCATAGGGGCTGCGTGGATAAAAGGGCGTTGTTTCTCTTTGGGGAATCTCCTGAACCTTACCATACAGTTCCGATGTAGAGGCTTGGTAGATTCGCGTGTAGGCCGTCATATTCATAATGCGTACGGCTTCCAGTACATGAAGAACACCCATACCATCACTAGACGCAGTGTAAGAAGGCACCTGGAAACTCACATGAACGTGAGATTGCGCCGCCAAATTATAAATCTCCAGGCGGGTGGCCGCTGCTGGACCTTCAAAGTGTCTGGACTTGATGGTTCCCAGAATATTAATAATACTGGCCATGTCGCTCATGTCGCCGTAGTGGAGCGTTAGTTTATCCAGCAGATGTTCGATATTCGTAGAGTAAACCGTGGCGTGACGGCGCTTCATACCGTGCACGATATAGCCTTTTTCCAGAAGAAATTCTGCCAGATAAGAGCCATCCTGACCAGTAATTCCTGTTATAAATGCGATGCAACTCATTTATAATTGAAAGTTTGGGATGTCTTTAACTGCCGCTGATCGTGGCCATCAGAGGGCGCACCATCCATGGCTCATCGGGTTGGTAGTCGGCCTTACAGGACACCTTAGGTTCGGGGCAGCGGGGTGGTTCCACTGCCGCACAAGGAGGGCAGGAAGTAGGCTTAGGGCAGGTCACAACAGGGCAACGGGGTCTAGGGCAAGGAGGGCATTCACCGATCTTGCAGGGTTTGTTGCATGTGGAAATGCAGGGTGGGCAAGGTGGTACCGCGGACTTTAGAATGTATTTTGCCATATCAGGAGGGGCGGGACACTCCGTCTTGAGCATGTAGCGACTCATGTCGGGCTGGGGAGGGCAGGGAGGAACAGAGGCTTTCAGAACATACTTGGACCAGTCGATCTGGGGGCAGCGATTACGATCGTCGCGACTGCAGTTGCAGTTGCTCTTTCCAGTACCACAGGAGTCACATGGGCACTTACATTCATTACGGGGATGCTTACAGATATCGCAACTGGACTGCGTCACGTCAACGAATCCCTCTAGATCACGGCTGCGCCCCATCAGAATACCCAACACAATACCAACTGCCAGAATACCTAAGTAGGGCATCAGGGCTTTCCAGTCTCCAGGCATCTTCCAACTCATTATACTCTACCGATGACGGGCAATTTCTTGTCTGCTGCTTCGGTCTTGGCTTCAGGATTCTTGAAGTATTCACTGAAGGGTGTCGGGAAGAAGTAAATGTAAAGTGCCAGACCCAGAACCAACACAGTAATGGCAACGACAATCACGTAGTTTTGAACTAGAGCATTCAGGGTGGCCTGTGACATTTCGGAGAATGCTTCCATTTGTTTGGGGACGCAGGTTTCTAGTTCGGTTAGCACGCAGTTCAAACCGCGCGCTTAGGACAGTTGAACTGCTCAGGAGACACAGTTGGTACAGAATAGTGCAGACGATCACATACCGTGTTGATAACCGTTTCGGCTTCGGTGGTTGTCTGGATGCTACGACCTACAGGAGGACAGCCCAACGCCTCTGCATCTTTTCCTGGGAAGGCTTCGTTCATCTGCTTACAGAGAACATGTGCACGTTTCGTCAGATTTTTGGGATCCGGATCGTAATAGCCTAGGGTGGATGCGGTAGCAGGACCGGGACTACGATAATTCTGGAAGGAAGCAATCTGCGCACGGGCGTCGCCTGGAGAGATTCCACCAGTCTTGACACGGTCAATCATCGCCGCTACGGAGCGCTTGAGTTCCTGACCAGCAGGATCATACGAAACATTAAGCGACCATGCAATATCCTGCAATTGACTCAATACATCAACGGGGCTATCCACGAAACGGGGCATGCGACTGTAATCGGGCTCCATACTGAAGAGGGTCGGCAGAGGCTGATCGGGCTTGAGCATCTGCTGGAGATACAGACGGGCCGCAGCCATGCGAATAGGTGGCGGGTTTGGCCGATACCGTACTTCATGACTAATCAAATCCTGTCGCATGATCTGGAGCTGTTGGAGTCGCACACGCTGGAGAGGATCCGGCTGGATGAAGGACTGGAGTTCCATGAGTGCAGCATCAAAGAGCCCACGGAAATGTCCATACTGATCGGATGACAAGAAGACATCACTGCCAACACCCTTGCCAAAATCGTGGATATCTGCAATGTTAGGGGCCATCTGACGCCAACCAGCGTTTTCATGACGGAGTTCCATCGTTTCGGCGGCGATCAGGCGATAGGGGTCCGTAATCATATTCGCACCCAGCTGGTCGCGGATGTCATTGAGTCGGGAAGACAACATGACACGTCGCTGGAGTTGATCGGGTGTGAGATTGCCTGGACGTTCGCGTTCACGCTGAGCGGCACCATCCAACCAGGTTGTGATCTGGACTTCCAATTCGGCAATGTCTTTGCGACTGCCAATGGCCTCTTTTGGTGCAACATTGGGTCCGGGAATTCCCACAGGTCGGTGATCTGATGTCGGTATCTGAGAAACTCCCAGAGTAGGGGGCGCCCGATTGAGATCAGCAGGGACATTGTCGTATTTGCTATGGTTGCTGAATGCTTCGGTGGAACCGAAACTCTGATAGTACAAGAGGGCCGCTATACCAAAGACAGCGACAGCAGCTACAAGAGAGCTAGTTGGTGTCGTCATAACCTTACCGTTGGTGGCGTTTTTTATGGAAGAGAGCAGTTCCAGCAAGGCACTTCGTCCAATCGCACATACTGCGTCATATCGGGACAGACCTCACACTTAGGGCATTTGTGTTCTACAGTCTCCCCCTTCGCTGCTACGACATCGACATCACGTTTGAGAGAATCAACGTTAATAGTTCCTGTCGTAGATGTAATAATAGCAGGTGTCTTGATAATATTTGCCAGTGCAGGAGAGACGGCTACAGAAGGGGAATCAAAGTGTTCCATTGTCTTGGAACCCATTACTAGACCCATACCAATCAATACCAGTAGCAAAAATGACATCAATAGGAGACTCATTCACTTACTTGATACGACGAAAATGAAGCGCCAATGGATCGACGATGGCTCTGTTGAGGTGGGGCTTGATGAAGCAGGACGGGGGTCTCTGTGGGGACGACTCTATGTTGGTGCAGTTATCATGTCGCCTGAAGATGAAGCGTACTTTGATAATGGTATTGTGCTACGTCAGATAACCGATAGTAAGAAGTTGACGCGCCGCCGTCGTGCTGTCCTGTATGATTTCATTAAGGAAAACGCGATTGAGGCTGTTGTAAATTGGTCAGAACCGGAGGAAATTGATACTCTCAACATCCTCCGGGCCGATATGGCCGCGATGCACCGGGCTCTGGCATCCTTAGAAACACCATTTCAAAGAATCCTAGTGGACGGTGATACCTGGACCCAATGGTGTGGGTCCGACGGAGATCCCGTGCCGGCTATAACCATCGTGGAGGGCGATGCAAAATCGTTGCCGATCGCAGCTGCGTCCATTATGGCTAAAGAGGCACATGATCAGTGGGTTCGTGAGACCGTAGCAGCCAATCCTGATTTGGATGAGCGTTATAGTCTCACGTCAAACATGGGATACGGGACAGCGGCGCACATGGCAGGCTTACAGTCATGGGGTGCACACGAACTCCATCGGCGATCTTTCGCGCCTGTAAGAAAAGTTAACGGTACATCTTCTGCTGTCGCTCCCCCAAGGCGTCCCCTGTTTAGAAACGTATAGAATGATCACATTTATACTGACTAACCGATGGAGTCAGCATAAAAGAGTAAAGGGGGGGTCGGTTAGTTTTGTTTCGGATTGCAACTGAAATGGAACCACTCAGCGGGCTGACCGTTAACGCTTTTTCCTTTAGAAAAAACGGAACCACTCAAACAGGGTTGATGTGTCAACGTTTCTTCTTTAGAAGAAACGGAACCACTCAAACAGGGTTGATGTGTCAACGTTTCTTCTTTAG